AGCAGTGAGCACATTTTCTGAGCGTCTTTCGCGGCAGGCAACCGCTCATCAGCTTCCTTGCGAGAAGCGCAGCAGAAAGAAGAGGGAGGGGAGAGGAAGGAAGGAAGAGGAACTGTGGTGCGCACGAGAAGTCCGCGAATTCTGCAGTGTCAAAGACCGGCGTTGCCACACCCTGCAGCTGCGTTCCGCCTGGGACAGGCGCTGGCCATTAGCAGGTTGTGAGTCTGCATGCGACCTGGGTGCTCGCTACACCCATTCCGCACGTGGGCCAGGACCTTAACGGAGGCGGGGCGGCATCGCGGGCGCTCAGCACTACATGCGATCTGGCACGCATGCAAGCTGGGTGCTCTGCGCACTCACCTTTGTTTATCACGCGGGCTAAACCCGCTGTGGCCTACAGCACGTGGTGCAGGACTTGGGGGGAAATAGGGCAATGGGAAGGGGGAGGTAAGGTGGGCGGCGGGGCCGGGTTACCGGGCACGACGCCGAGCCACCCGAACCACCGGGCGACCGACACGCTTCTTGCCAGTCGACACGGTGGGACGGGCCTTAGCGCCCGAGATACCGGAGCCACGCCCCGATGTGGCCGGCGGAGTAGCCCGAGGCTTGGCGCTCAAGAGGACATTGCCAGCAGCAACCGCGGCCCGGCTGGCAAGGCCAGCATGACCGGGCAGGAGCTGCATGGCAGGAAGATAGCGCTTGGCAAAGGCAATAACGCGCGGAATGACGGACTTCAGAACAGCAAGATGACTCTCGTTAGGAAAGAAGAAGCCAACAGCTGCCAAAGACAGCTGGGCCTGGTGCAAAGACTCGAGAGTCAAGGCAGACATGCCGATCTGAAAGAGCGCCGAAGTCGTGCGAAACTCAAAATGCCAGTCCAGATTCACGGCGATGGTCTCCGCAACACTTCCAGCCGTGAAGATCAGGACATTGACAAGTGAGGTATTGTCCAAGCGGTACACTGGTGCGGTAGGACCACCACCCAGCTGCTGAGGGCAGGTATAGTCAAAGAACTCCTGCATATCAGTAGATGGAGGGCAGTATGTGTACGCACCATGCTCGAGCGCCAAGTAAGCCTTCTCAGCTGGATGCAAAGCAGTCAACTGAGCGGTCGTCGAATTGAAGGGATTGGAACGCTGCGGTGCCACTCGGCCGCACAGCACCGTGCCAGCCTTGTTCAGAACTTGGCTGACATTGGTGAAGAGGGCCGCGGCGGCAGTCGTGCGTGTTGACGACCATGGCAAGGAAGAGTTGGCATACTCCGACGGGGCAACAAGGGGGAGGAACGCGGTGATCGTGGATGGCGTGACGGCAAAAGTGCCGCCATTGGCCGCGGATGGCACATAGACAGATGTCCCGGTATGAACACAAAGCGTCAAATACAGGTCTGCGATCGGCGAGATGGCATGGTCAAGGGCCATGCCAGCAGGACGAACCCAGATACCCGTAGCCGGGATATCAATGCCAAGAACCAAACCGCGAGCCACACCAGAGCAAGTGGACGAGAAGCGGTTCTTGTATGTGGCGCATTCACCAGGTTGGACCCAAACCTCAAGGGTGACGGTGAAGTCAGCCGAGACAAGGGGGATGTCGTTGGCGACACCAATAAGGGTCAGAGTCGCGCCTGCTGGCACCCAAAGCCAAGGCAGCGGACCAGTACCCGAGTCCAAACCAACAATGGGATAGCCGGTAGCAAGGGCAATCACGCCCGAGAGTACCGGCGTCACAGTGGTGACTGTGCCAGCTCCAGTCCATCCACGAAAGACCTCAATGCCCAAGGGTGCCCCAAGATCATTGGCAAGGCCGCTGTGGTAAGTGAGTGAGTAGGACTCAGACGCCATGGGGACGTCAGCCCACAAAGGGTAAGCGGCCTGCCGGGCAACCAATGCGCGCACAGCTGTATTGGCTGGAAGAGCCAGTGTAGCGGGGGTGTTGAAACCCATCACAGCCGTGCGCTCGAGGGCGGGGAAGGAAGGAAAGCGCTCGGGGGCAAACTCATGGGGTAAGGCGATCTGCCTGGACAGCCCCATGAGGGATTGCACCGGACTGCGCTGTTGAAACACAAGAGTGTTCTGGGACATGCTGCTCTCGCGCCTAGATGAGAAGACGGCGCTCACTGCTCGTCGACCCAAACCATGTGCCTTAACACCCAGTGATCCAGGACACAAGGCTGGGCCGACACGGTCGAGCGGACATAGGAGATGCAATCCCGCAAGTCCGCGACGGTGAGCTGGACGGAATTGGGCACAAGATCACCACGTGCCCGATCACGGTGCACGCTGTAGGCACGAGCGAGTGCTTCCAGCGTGTCCAGCTGGTAGAGAGGGTTCAACAGGCCGGCATTCATCCACTCCCACGGCTTGTTGGGATCAGGCTCAAGGGCCGTGATCTTACCGCCGCGGTGTTGTGCAAGCCATGCCCTCGCGATGTCAATAAGGATCGGCGTCTGGCACGAGCACACGTCGTGCATTGCCATGACGCCTGCCATGTAGGCAGTGGGATCCCCGTTGAGGCTCGCCTGCCAACCCAGTTTGTAGATGCAGCGGCCAATGGTCCGTGACCAATGCCACTCACCATCAACTGGGAGGGGGCGGTGCCCGAGGAAGACACCATCCTCAAAACGATCCGAGGCATACGCTTTGGCCTGGAACCCGAACTTGGAGAGATTCGCCCGTAGTCGGACGAGGAAGCCAGTCCGCGCCTCCTCGCACAGCCACGGGAGAAAACCCAGTGCATCATCACCACAAATGCCAATTTGAGCGATCTCCGCAAATCGCCTCAGGTGGCACGGGGTCAGAGACAACAGGTCAATGTTGTACCAAGCAGCTGCGGCGGACAAGAACATCGCAAAGCCGTTCAACACGGCATTGGCCAATGCTGTATCGTCACGCCCAGAGGCGTTCATGACACGCCCTCGGTACTTCAAATTCTCCCCAAACTTCCCACTAGGCGCCCGCCAGCAGGCCATCACCTGCCGGAACGCAGCGTCCTTCATGAGCTCGCCATACAGAGCCTCCATGAAGTCCCAGGTGGCCGTGTTGTGTGAGTTGTCGAACATCGAGTAGTCCGACCAGAACACGGTCGCCAGAGGGTAGCGCCTAATTGCCCTCCGAAGCCACAGCCGCAAATACACCGGCTTGGTGCTGGCATAGAAAATGGGATTTTCGAAGTGCCACGCGGCCTTGAGCTTACCGAGGAGGGGCTTGAGCTTAGGACCCGCAATGGTGTGCGTCACATCATGCGGCCCGTTGATCGCTCGCGGACATGAGAAGTCCGCCGGCAACAGAGCCTCACTGGACTTTGAGAAGTCACAGGCATGCTCCGTCTTCGGGAAGGCCTTGAATTTTGCGTACTTCTGCAACCAGCCAGTTGCCTGATAGAGGGCCTGGGCGTCCGACAGTGGTCTACGCCTTACGGCCGGCATGCTCGCCAACCAGTCTTGGTCTGACATGACCGGGTGTGGCGAGTACAGGAAACTCGGCAGCAGAATGGGTACAAAGAACTCAAGAACCCAGGGCCAAATCCCGGGGACAGGGGTGGCGTCGACCACCCGGAAGAAGCGCAGAAACGCGGCACAAGCATTGTTGTAGATGTGCCTGGCGAACAACTGCGGGGTGGCGCCGGCAATGACGGGCCCGACAGCCCGGTGCAAGGGCGCCCACTCCAGACGGGTAGGCATAAGGCATGGGAGATCAGAAACGCGGAGATCAATCCACTTGCCCGCAGCCCGACTACGGATCACGGCCGGGGCCAGGGAACGGCGGATGCGCAGGAAGCAACCACGCGGGAGATCAACTCCAGCGAGCTTCCTGGGGTCAAGTCTGGCAAGAATGCCTGACTTCCAAATCATGCCGCAGTTCCCCGAACAGGTTTGCATCCCTTGCTGAACCTGACGCCCCAACTCGGTGACATAACCTTGAGCGGCCAACGCCACCCGGCATTGCGTGCAGGTCCGGTGTTTCCAGCGATACCTCGCCGGTGGATCTCGACCACAGCACGCACACTGCCGGAGGTGGCGTCGTCACTCAACGGTTAGAGCGAGGGCTGGGACGCCTTCCCAGTCCTCGCGCGTGGCCCGGCTCATCTCAACCAGAGCCCGGGCAACCTGGGCCGGATCGCGGCCCGAGAACTCTGGCTGGCCCATTTCCTCGTTGCGCATGATGTTCAGCGGCCCAACAAGCTCCATGGGCACGCTGCGCGCGAGGATGGCGTAATAGGCCAACAGCCAGGCGTGCACAGTCGGGTACTCACTCTGCTGGGGAATCCTGCGCCGGTATTCCAACAACTGGATTGACTCAACAGTTGAGGTCACAAACGGCACATGATTCCATATGAACTCACCGAGCCCACACGCTGCTACCTGCAGCCGGGCCAGCGAGAAGTGACGCCCGTTCCACTCCAGCGACACGGGTGAATGCAGCGACCAAACACCGTGATCTGTGATGATGGAAGCAACAGCGGCGACATCATACTGTTGGTAGACAGTAAGGCCATGGATGGCTGGATGTCTTTCCGCGTGCTCCCAGAACACGATGTCCTCGGTTGTGATCTCTGCACCCAGAAACGCTGATGGCGAGAATTCGAAGCAAAACCGGTACTCATATCCAAGCTTCGGTCGGGCCATCCAATACGCACTGGGGCGACCACGATGCAACTGCATCCGCCCAACCGCAACATCCGCGTTGTCAGTCCAGAGGTGCTGCCCAAGGATTGCAGGGGACTGCGCATCTTGGATAACACTTGGCCGGATTGCAGGATGCGGCGGCGTCCGCGATGTGACAAAGCCGAGCGTGTTCGCTAACATCGCCTCGGCCTCGGCCTGTGTCGGAAAGGCGGGTGGCGGCGCAGGCGCACGCTCTTCCCGCTCAAGTTCCGCATGCCGGTCCTCCAGCTCAAGCCGCTGTGCAGGCGGCGGTCCGGTAGCCAAGAGGGCAGAGAGGTCACGCATTGACCAGGTCATGCCCATGTCGGCACAGCTAGTGTACGGCAGCCAGTGCGGCGCGAAGATGGATGCGTCAGTGAGAGGCACCCAGCACACGCCTGCGACCCGGTCGCCGCCACTACGAACCTCAATAGCGCCAGAAAATCGCACCATCCTGACGCTGAGGCGCAGCACTTGCTGCTCGATGTACACCTCGGCTCCGACCGTTGTCATCGCCTCGGAGAACCCCTGGGGGTGGTGGCTGCGCTCGAACATGATGTGTTCCCACGCATCTTCGCTCACGACCCACACTAGGGCACGCCAAAAGCACGAGGCAGCTTGGGCGATGAGGAAATCGCTCGCTTCCTGCCTCCAACGACCCGATCGGCCACAAACCAGGGGCCCTCCGCGGGCCACCCGATTGTACCGGGTGTAGCCAACGTAATTTGCGGTCACGTTGGCCTCGCCGGGGATTCGCTCCGCCGGCGTCCTCGGTACCAGGTCACACGCTGTGGCAACAGCGCTGAGGCCTGCATCCGGAACGAGGTCAGGCGGTGTTGTTTCACACTGGCCTGATGCCCCTGACCTGCAGCCTGGTGGCGGGGCGCAGAGCCCGGGGTTGGCAACCCCGGGTTGACCAGCCAGGCGCGGCCGGCTGTGCCTTACGGCCACAGCCACCCGTCGCGGGGGTACGCGTGGACGGGTGATAAGGAGCC